AAAAACCTGACCTCCTGATTTTCCCAGTCGTTAGTATCGCCCTTTGGGATAGCCAAGGTATAAACCGCCTTCCTGCCAGTCAAATCCATAGTGTTTACTACATCATCAGATGATGTAGGACTTACAAGGACATTATCAACTTCAATTTCCACATCTTCAAATATTGGTTTATCAAATGGATCTCGTCCTACTTCTTTATTATTAATAAGGGTAACTGTAATACCTTTAATTCTAGCCATAAAAGTCAATCACCCCGTATCGTTGCTTCCTTAAGCCTAACCTTGCAAGCTCAGATTTTTTTATAAATAACCCACCACCGGGAACAAGATAACTACCCGACCAAGAATAGCCCAAGGCAGATTCGGAGGTTTGTATCATCGGCTCATTCTTAGTTGATGTTAATAGTGTTCTTGATACAATGTCAACTACTACAGACTTAACAACGTTGGCATATACTGCATCTTCTGCTACCATTACATCTAAGTCTTTTCCTACTCTATCAGCTTCAACTCTTAGACTATCCGATACAATTGGCAACAGTGCATATGCTCGGTCTGTTTCTTCTGGCGACATTGGTCTCCATAAATCAATAATATCTTGTATAGTAGCAAATTCCGCCATGACTACCTCCTTAATAAGATAAGGGAGCTGACTAAATCAGCCCCCTAAGTTAAAGCTAATTTGATGCTTTGATTTTGTCAGCAGGAACAACAATGGTTCCGGCCTTCTTAACTGCACCAGTTTCGGCAACAGCCTCAACTACCACCAAAGTATCTCCGGCGTGTACGGCAATTTCAGCTGATTCGGTATATTCAGCCCAGCCAGCAACACCATCCTCAATAACATCGTTGGTTCTCGGAACTGCACCATTGATCTTGATAAAGTAAGTATTATTTGCGCCTTTATCTTCTTCAACAGAAACCTTTGTACCGCCTACCAGAGTAGTAGCTGCGGTTAATGATAATGTCAATGCGGGTGGTATAGGTTCAGCTATAATTCTTGCAAATGCTGCTGCATCAAGGATTCCCCAGCCAATGAATAATTCGCAACGAATATATACTTGGTTGTGACCTTTCAGGTCGCCTGCATCTGCGTCATTGTCGGGATTACCATATTCAATAACTTCCATCGGAATCTCCTTTGCATAGCCCCACCTAAAAGCGGAGAAGTCACCAATATATGCTCTTCCTGCATCATTACTCATGTCAGATACAGTTCGGTTTATATCTGTTCTCAATCCGTTTATTACGCCAGGATTTGCTCCCCAAGCAAGTTCAGGGTAACGTTTCGGGCCGTTTGCATAGGTCAAAGTCTGGGCTAATGCAGAAGAAAATGCGGGAGCCATGATTAAGCCGTTTACGTCATAGCCAGCGGTTTGAATCAATGCAACTGCGGCCTCAATATTAGCATCTGGGTCAGGGGCTGCTACATTGTAAGGAACTGATTGAGTAACTGCTGTGTCAAAGTTGTTGTTTCCGATAACAGTTGAAGCAGCTCCCGTTCTGGGATTCACTCCATGTAAGGCCATAAGGTCAAGGCCTCTTGCGGCTTTAGTTGCAAAACCTTCTGCAAATGCTTCAAGTAATCCAAGGGCTGTTTCTTCATCTGCATACAAAAATTCGTTTGATACTCTTGCACCATATTCAACTTTGATAGGTACAATGGTTTTTGGTGTAACAGTAACTCCACCGTGTGACTTGGGGCCGTTTTCTGCTACAACGTCAATCTCTTTGTCCATCGTGAAAACAAATTCTTTGTTGCCATTAAAAGCAACAGGAATCTTTTGTGATAATTTCGCAAGTGAGGATTTCCCACTTACTTGATTAATTAATTTGCCAACCAATTTTTCTGGAAATAGTGTTCCTTTTGATAATACTGCCATTTTATTATTCTCCTCTCAATTCTTTCATTAGATTTCTTAATTCCGCACCCTCTCCCGTTCCTGTTGGTTCGGTCGATTTTAAGGGAGGCGGTGTTTGTGTTTTGATTAGTTTGCTTAGCGATTCTGCATCGGCTCGGATGGCCTTTTCATCATCTCCAACAAGTCTGCCTGCAAGGTTGTAAGGGATACCTAATTCCAATGCAATTTTTGTTTTCAAGTTCGCTGTTTCATAACCAGCGATTTTTGCATTTAGTTCGGATATATCCTTATCGTATTTCCCAGCTTTTTCGTTAGATTCGGCTAGAGCTGCTTTTAAAGTGCCTACTTCTGTTTCTAATTCCTGGTTTCTAGCCTTGATTTCCGCATAGTCAGCGTATTGTTTTTCTATGGTTTCTTTTTGTCTGTTCAGCCTTTCTTGTATTGCTTTGTCAAATTCCTCTTGTGTTGTAATAGGTTTAAATTCACTCATTTATATCTTCCTTTCTCCCACTTACCCGGTGGTATCGGTAATTTTGTGTATTAAAAAACGACTATTATTAGTCGTTTAATACCTAACTTTTTGCTTTTTCTTAGGCTTGAATTCATGACAAGCCCAGTGTGCCAATAAAGCGCTATCCATAAGGCTAATGTCCATATCTTCAAATTGCGATTTATACCCAAAACCGCCATTGGACCCTATAAGTCTTTTCTCACAATTAGTTACAACTTGTGTTAATGATGGCTGGTCGTTATGGCAGATGCTTTGTTGGAATATTCCTTGTTCCCATAAAGAATTAGCAACAATGATTTCTTTAACTGTAGGAAGTATAGGTTCTTTTAGTCCATAATCTTTCATCTCCTTTGCTAAGATGTTTTGACCACTTGCTCCATCTATCACTACACTTGCAACATCAGCTTTGCGTAAAAAGTCAATAATCCATGTATTGCCATTTCTAACTGATTGACAGTCTATTGCTTCAATAAAGATTTTACCTGATAATGTCTTAACCGCTACACTCATGGCAACATTAGCACCATCATTGCCATATTTGATTCCGACGTATAAGGGACCTTTCAACACTGGTTTTGCTTTTACCTTTAATTCCATCCATTCATTCTCTGAAATAGCTGATTTTTGATTATACCTAATCCATAGACCTAAACGCTGTATCATAAAGTCGATTTCATCTTTCCCTATTTCATCTTGGATAGAACGTTCAGTGAAAATTGTACCTAGTGATGGATTGCATAGATACCAAAGCTCTTTATCTCTTATATCTTCTACTTCTTCTTGTATTCCCCATTCAGCCCAACCTGCATTTTCCACTCCACCTTCTAATACGCTATTTCTGAAGTTTACAAATACTGTTCCAGCACTTAAAGGGGTAGGTGGAGTTCCGCAAAATATCGTTTGAGGGTTTTTTGAATCTGTAACTACATATTTTAAAGCTGATTCTTGGTCTGTGGTGTATTCCTGAGCCTCATCAATAATTAAGGTGTCAAAACCTTCCCCAAGTCCACCAGTAGTGGTCCTGGTCCTAAATTCTACCCTCCCACCAGTTTCGGGAAGCTCAACTCTTTCCCTGCCTGTGGCTCTCAATGAAGTATACTCAATACCTGCCCGGTCCAGTAATGCACATAGTCTTTCCCATGCTGCATGAGATGTAGTTGTTCTATGTGCAGTATGGAGTATTTTTTCTCCTCTGTGTAGGCCTTCCATTTCTCTCATAACTACAATTTCATTTTTACCATTACGTCTAGGGAGAGAATATCCAAATTTTGTATGAGTCCAAAGACCATCATCATTGACTGCGTAAATATGTTTTATTATGCTTTTCTGCCATTCCTGGGCTTTTCTACCTGACTTTTCATAAGTTTTAATCGCATTTTGATATAGACTTTTTTTATAATTTAAAATTACCGATTGAGTAGGATTTTGATTACCAATTCTTGTAGTAGTCATATTACATCCTCCTTCAATCGTCATGCATGATAACCCTGTCGCTGGGAAACTATTAGATCACCTCCAGTTAATCTACCCTTTCATATGTCATTGAAAATATGTCTGGTTTACAAGGGTAGAGTTCTCCTTTAATGCCTTTTATAATCCAATCATTTTCAGACACTTCATAAATTCCCTCTAGTGTCTCTATTTCTCCTCCTATGGAGTTTCCACCATACTGGCTCCACAATTCTACTTTTCTATCAGAGTGTTTAACCCAATGTGGCACTCCTTTTTTAAAATTTTCTTTTGTGAATTGCCATGCTTCTATTACAACAGGTTTCTTTCTATATTTAGCCACTCAATCACCCCCAAAATAAGCATAATAAAAGCACCTACTTAGGTGCGTTTTTTCGTGCCCATGTTTCTATTCTTTTCTTTCTTGCTGCATCCCTTCTTGCCTTTTCGGTCTTTGCCATTTCCTGTGCACGTTTAATGCGAGCCTTCTTCGATAGTTCATATCCTCCATATTTGTCTTGAACATATTTCCGACTACCTCTAGTTCCACTGTGTACAATAACTGAGTTACCCCTTCTAGGTTCAAATGTTACAGTACATCTACAGTAATCATGCCTTCTAAATACATCATTCCCTTGGTCACTAACCTCATTGTAATCATATTCGCCTACTAATCCTTTACACCAGTCACAAGGTTTACTGTCGGGCTTTCTTATAACTTTAGGTCCAAGTCCTGCCTTTGCCTGAAATTCTGCATTGGTTCTTACCATATCATCAACAATACTTAGACTAAAATTTACTATTGGTTCATCTAAAATCCACTTTATATCATCAAAATTATCTTCGCTTGATATCCTTTCTATAATTCCATCAATTCTATCTTGGTTGAGTTCTGCTTTCTGTCCTTTAATTTTTAATCCTGCATTACGATTTAGTGTAGTTTGAACATCT